AGTACACAATGGAACTCGCACAAGACCTTAAAGCAATTCATGGTCTTGACGCAGAGACAGAACTTTCTAATATCCTAAGTTCTGAAATCCTCGCAGAAATCAATCGTGAAGTAATTCGCTCATTGTATGTAACTGCGGTTAAGGGTGCTCAAGTTAACACAACTACTGCTGGTATCTTCGACTTAGATACAGATTCAAACGGTCGTTGGTCAGTTGAAAAATTCAAAGGTCTTATGTTCGCAATCGAACGTGATGCCAATGCGATTGGTCAACAGACTCGTAGAGGGAAAGGTAACATGATTATCTGTTCAGCTGATGTTGCTTCTGCACTTCAGATGGCAGGTGTACTTGATTACACTCCTGCTCTATCAAACAACTTAAACGTAGACGACACAACTACCACATTCGCTGGTGTTATGAACGGACGTTACAAAGTATATGTTGATCCATATGCTGCTAACGTAGCTGCATCGCAGTACTATGTTGTTGGTTACAAGGGTACTTCCCCTTATGACGCTGGATTTTTCTACTGCCCATACGTTCCACTACAGATGGTTCGTGCGGTTGGTGAAAGTTCTTTCCAACCTAAGATTGGTTTCAAGACACGTTATGGTCTTGCAGCTAATCCATTCGCTGCCGCTGGTGCGGTTGCAGCTGGAGACACAGTTAACACTGATGCTTCTCTTGATGCAAACACTAATGCTTGGTATCGAAGGGTTAAAGTCACAAACCTTATGTAATAAACATAAGAGTTGGGTCAACCAACCTAATATTAAGAAGGGGTCTTTCAGACCCCTTTTTTTTAGCTTTTATTTAAAAAGGGTATTGACATTATATCATATAACGTGTTATAGTATTACATCAATCGGGGAAAACCTCGATTGTTAATGTCATGACAAGGAGAAATTATATAATGACTACTATTACTAAAACTGAGAAGGTTCTTAACGCACTTATGAGTGGTACAGAACTTACTGCAAAACAAATTACATCACGATATGGTGTAAAGAATGTTCGAGCAGTGATGAGCAAACTACGCACTGAGGGATACCCCATTTTCCTCAACAAGCGAGTAAGTTCGTTTGATGGACAGACCTATAACAAGTATCGTTTAGGTACTGCGCCTCGTTCAGTGATTGCGGCTGGTTATCAGGCACTTCGCGCTGTCTAAAACCATTGTAATATGGTATGAAGGGGGAACATTTTGTTCCCCCTTTTTTTTGTTATAAATAGTAGTAGTATTAATAAGGAGAGGTATTATGCAATGGACAAAACCAACTTATCAAGATGTTAGATTTGGATTTGAAGTAACAATGTATATTCATAATCGTTAACTATGGCAACATCTCAATCCCCACTAGATAGACAACCAGACAAGTTAGACTACGCAAGTCCAACTCAGTTTAAGTTTGGTATACTTCAGCTTCCTAAAGTTGAATTTTTTACTGTTAGTGCTAACGTGCCAGGCATATCTGGCACGCCAGCAATTTTAAATACACCATTTAAAAATATACCTACAATGGGAGATAAACTTGAATATGAAAATCTTTCAATATCTTTTATTGTAGATGAGTATCTAGAAAACTATCTGTCTTTACATAATTGGATAACAGGGATTGGGTTTCCTAAGAACAGAGGCCAATTTACAACACATAGAGATGTAACATCAACTACGCCTGCAAGTCAAAGATCAACTAGTTCAGATATTGGAGATGTAGGAAATGCAACACCAGACAAGTCAATGTATTCTGATGCAAATCTTATGATATTGTCTAATAAAAATAATCCTATCGTAGAGATTAGTTTTGAAGATATTTTTCCAATATCATTGGGTGCATTAGATTATACACAATCTGCAACTGATGTTGATAATTTAATTGTAAGCGCTGAGTTTGCGTACAAAATATACGAAGTAAAAACTTTATAAATATAACCGAGCAGAAAAGATAACGCTTTAGCAAACTACATTTAAGACTTCATAGAAAGTCAAGATATACTCAGAGAGTACATCGACTCTGCTCATTTTTGAAGAGAAATAATATAATGAATTTAGACCAATTGAAAGAAGAAGCTAGAAACGATCTTGTGATTACTAATCAAGAAGACTTAGCGTCTGAATCCCTTACCAACCAAAAAATAAAATCAAAATACCTTGACCACAGGTCAAAGTTTCAATTGTTGTTGCAAAAACACAATGGAGACTATCAACGTATGTATCGTCAGAAATGGGAATACTACGGTGGCAAATCTGACGCAAAAGTTTATGCATCTAAACCATTTGACTTGAAGGTTCTTAAAAGTGACCTTGCGATGTACATCACTTCTGATGAAGATATAATTGAACTAATGAATAAAATTGGTTATCTAGAAATTGTTATAAAATATATTGATGGTGTAATCAAGTCTATTGATAATCGTGGGTGGGATATTAAAAACGCAATAGAGTGGAGAAAGTTTGAAGCTGGAATGATGTAATGGATGTAGATGGTTATGTAAAATATTATGAAGGTATTGTCTCAGAAAGTTTATGTAATGATTTAACTGGACACGATTTTCCATATGAGCCTTCTGCATACTCCACACACGATAGTGGACGAGTTGTAAAAGAAGAACGTGTTAAGATGTTAGAATATTGGATACGAAAAAACAATGTATTCTATCAAGACATTAAAGAGTGTTTTGAAAACGTGATAGTAAATTACAAATCTGACTTTGAATTGTTTGCAGTTAAACATACTACAGACTTTCGTATTAATCGGTATAGTAAAGGTGGGTTTATGTCTAAACACGTTGACAATATTCATCACAGTCATGGTCAACACTACGGTTATCCACAAGTATCTGCATTATTATATCTTAATGATAATTATGAAGGTGGAGAGTTTTATGTAGCAGACAAAAAGTTTTGCCCAGCCAAGGGTTCTGCAATTATATTTCCATCTAACTTTATGTTTCCCCACGAAGCAAAAACAGTTACAAAAGGAACAAGGTGGAGCATAGTAACGTGGTTAATGTAAAATCTTTTGATTGTTTTCCAACAACAATTCATTCTTTTTCTTTGAAGATAGATCATGAACCTATGATAGCTAATTTGCGGTTTTCGGAGGAAGAAGATCAATTGTTTCTTTTACCAAACTTCAAACCTTTGGTTGATGGCGTAATTGAATCAACAACCCAAATTTTAAAAAAATTAAAATACGAATATGATAAAATAGAAATTACAAACATGTGGGCAAACAAAATGCAAAATGGTGATGTTCACCCTCCACATACACATTCAAATAACTTTTTATCTGGTGTATATTATTTAAAATCTAATAATACCGCACCAATACAATTTTTTGATCCACGACCATCTGCAAGTGTATTGCAGCCAAGAAATACACCAAACCAATACAATTCTAGTATGGTTAAGTTTGATTCTATTGAGGGGTCTGGATTAATTTTTCCTTCATGGTTGCAACATTGGGTGCCGTCACCCCAAGAACAACGTATAAGTGTCTCATGGAATATACTATTAAGAGGCAACTATGGTAAACAGGGTACTTTGCAAAATGCGTATATCTAAAAAGAACGAAGTACATTTAGTTTTAGATGACCTAGACCCATCAACAACACAAGAACTTACACAGTTTTTTACGTTTGAAGTGCCTGGCGCTAAGTTTATGCCTCAGTTTAAAAATCGCATGTGGGATGGTAAGATACGTTTATTCTCACCAGCTACAGGACAAATCTATGTTGGGTTGTTATCCTATATTAAAAACTATTGTTCAAGAAACGGAATTAAATATATACTAGAAGATGGAGTAGAAGATGAAAGAAATATTGAACGAGAGGTTGTCTCAGGATTCGTTAAATCTCTTAAACCAAAGTCAAAGGGAAAATCCCTTAGAGTTCGTGACTATCAGATTGATGCCGTACACCACGCTGTTAGCAGACATCGCGCTTTGTTGCTTTCTCCCACTGCTTCTGGTAAGTCATTAATAATATATGCACTAGTTCGTTATTACAAAATGATGGGGTTAAGAACTCTAATACTAGTTCCTACCACTTCATTAGTAGAACAAATGTATACTGACTTTGAAGATTATGGTTGGAGCTCTGGTACATACTGTCAAAAGATATATCAGGGTCATGATCGCAAAGTAACTAAGGATGTTGTGATATCAACATGGCAATCTTTGTACAAGTTGCCCAAGAAATATTTTGAAGCATTTGGGTGTGTAATTGGTGATGAAGCACACATGTTTAAGTCTAAATCATTGACAGGGATTATGACTAAGTTACACCAGTGTAGGTATAGATTTGGACTCACAGGCACCCTAGACGGAACGCTGACGCATCGCTTAGTATTAGAAGGTCTGTTTGGTACTGCTGAAACTATAGTGACCACTAAGGAACTTATAGACAAGAAAACACTTGCAGACTTGACTGTTAAGTGTATTTTATTAAAACATAAAAACATTCGTGAAAAGATGACGTATGCAGAAGAACTAGAATATTTGGCTACAAATGAAAAACGAAATAACTTTATAGTCAATCTTTTGCAACACTTGGATGGTAATACACTTTGTTTATTTCAGTTAGTTGAAAAACATGGTAAACCATTATACGAACAAGTAGAAGAAACAATTACAGATAGAAAAACATTTTTTGTATATGGTGGAACAGATACATCAGAAAGAGAAGAAATAAGAGGAGTTGTAGAAAATGAAAAGAAATCAGTTATACTTGCAAGTTACGGCACGTTTAGTACTGGTATTAATATTAGGAATATCAACAATATCGTGTTCAGTTCCCCAAGCAAAAGTAGGATTAGAGTGCTCCAAAGCCTTGGCCGTGGACTGCGTAAGACCGACAATAAAGTTTCCGTTTTAATATATGATATTGCAGACGATATTTCACATAACAATAAGCGTAATTTTACGTTAAATCATTTTTCTGAAAGGATATCATTGTATAACGAACAACAATTTGATTATCATATCAGTAAGGTAAATTTGTAGAGACATAAATATATAACAATGATTAAAAAGAAGGTTGCGTATGGATACAAATTATAAAGTCGTTAAGTTAACAAATGGCGAAAGTATTATTTGCGAAATGAAAGAATATGCCAATGAAAAATATATAATTAAAACACCATTAAAGATGGAAACAGTTAATGAAGAAACTAGCAAAGGCATGATAGAATCTTTACACCTTACTGCTTGGATATCTCCGTTTACAGAAAGTAAATATTTTGAGCTAAAAGAATCTCACGTTATAATAATTGCAGATGCGTCAGTAGGGTTGGGTGCTTATTATAAAAACATTGTAGAAAAAAGAAACAGATTGCATATTCCAGAAGATGTTATAGATTTTGAAGATAATTTAGATGATGAAGAAATGATTGATAGAGATAAAATTAATGATATACTAGAGGAGTTTATTAAAACAAATAAATCTAAATATCATTAACTTGACCAACCAACAGAGCTAATATAACACGTTTATTTTGGCGAAGTCAAGTCTCTTTTATTTTTTATTAGTTACTTGACTTTGATACAGCAATATAGTATAGTATACGTCTAACTTGAAAAAAAGGAATTGAAATGGCAAAAGGTAAAAAGGCAAAAGGAGAACATTATGTAGATAATAAAGTTTTTCTTCAAGCCATGACCGATTGGAAAAATAAGTGTAAAATAGCAGAAGAAGAACAAAAAGATTTACCTAAAGAAGATAAAGTTAGACCTCAAGTAACTAATTATATTGGTGAATGTTTTTTAAAGATTGCAACTCACTTATCATATAGACCAAACTTTATAAACTACACCTATAGAGATGAAATGATTGCTGACGGTATTGAAAACTGTTTACAGTACTGTGGTAATTTTGACCCAGAAAAATCAAAGAACCCCTTTGCTTACTTTACTCAAATTATTTACTATGCCTTTCTCCGTAGGATTGCAAAAGAGAAAAAACAAACTCACGTTAGAAACAAAATGATTGAAAGTGTTAGTTATGAATCTTGGACAGTTAATGAAGGTGACACTAACAAATATGTTGTACAAGGATTTGATCCAAATATAATGTTGCCAGACGAAGATGTATACAAACCTAAGAATAAAACTAAAGTAAAAGCTAAAGGTCTTGAAAACTTCATGGAAGAAGAAGAGGATACAGTAGCAGACAAGGGATATAATTAATTTGAAGCTTGCGATTATAACTGACACGCATTTTGGTGCTCGTAATGACAATCTTAATTTCAATGAATATTTTTATAAGTTTTATGAAAACATTTTCTTTCCAACCTTAAAAGAAAAAGGAATAACAACTTGTGTCCATATGGGCGATGTTGTTGATAGACGCAAGTTTATAAGTTTTAAAATTGCAAATGATTTTCGTAAAAGATTTATTAATAAATTTAAAGAGTTGGGTATTGACTTACACATCATTATCGGCAATCACGACACTTATTACAAAAATACTAATGAAGTTAATTCAATGGAAGAACTCGTTGGTAAAGATAGATTTAAAATATATACTGGGCCCGAGGTTGTAAATTTTGATGGAACTGATATTGTGTTTATGCCTTGGATTAATGCTA